GTGCATTCCTTACAGAAGCACCTCCTACAACATCATTAGGTAATGGTGGCGGAACTGCAGGAAACCCTGCTTTCGGTAGCGGTGCTGCTGATGCAGGACCAGTTGCAGGTTTCGATCCAGTCCTTATCTCTCTTATACGTCGTGCAATGCCTAACTTGGTGGCATACGATTTAGCAGGCGTACAACCAATGAACGGTCCAACAGGTCTTATCTTCGCGATGAGAACCAGATACGATGGACAAGCAGGAAGAGAGGCATTCTTCAACGAACCAGATTCAGCGTTCTCTGCACAGGATAGTGACACATCACTTACACAAGGTGACTATGCACTAAACATTGCAGATGGCGGAACTGACGTTGGTTTCGGTACAACAGCACAAGGTCAGACACCTGCGACAGATGGAACAAACCCATCAATCCTTAATGGTGGATCTGCTAATGCTTACAACGTTGGTCAAGGTTTTGACGCTCAGTCACTTGAATCTTTAGGAGATGCAGCAGGTAATGACTTCAGAGAGATGTCATTCAGCATCGAGAAGGTTACTGTTGCAGCAAGATCAAGAGCACTAAAGGCAGAGTACAGTTTAGAACTTGCTCAAGACTTGAAGGCAATCCACGGTCTAGATGCAGAAGCAGAATTAGCAAACATTCTCTCAACAGAGATACTTGCTGAGATCAACAGAGAAATCATCAGAACAATCTACAAGGTTGCTGAACCCGGTGCACAAACCAACACTGCAACAGGTGGAGTCTTCGACTTAGACGTTGACTCAAACGGAAGATGGATGGTTGAGAAGTTCAAGGGAATGATGTTCCAACTTGAAAGAGACTCAAACGCTATCGCACAAAGAACTCGTCGTGGAAAGGGTAACATCATCCTTTGCTCTGCTGACGTTGCTTCTGCACTTGCTGCTGCAGGTCAACTAGACTACACTCCTGCCCTAAACGCTAACTTAACAGTTGACGATACAGGAAACACATTCGCAGGTACATTGAACGGAAGATTCAAGGTATACATCGATCCATTCGCTGCTAACCTATCTGCTGATCAGTACTATGTCATGGGTTACAAAGGTTCTTCACCTTATGACGCAGGATTATTCTACTGCCCATACGTTCCTCTACAGATGGTTCGTGCAGTTGGACAGGATACATTCCAACCTAAGATTGGTTTCAAAACCAGATACGGTATGGTATCAAACCCATTCGCTGAAGGTACAACTCAAGGTCTTGGAAGAATCACTGCTGGTTCTAACCGTTACTACAGAAGAGTTAAGGTTCAAAACCTTATGTAAGGTAATAGGTATAATTACGTCTCGACCTCCTCACTTGAGGGGGTCTTTTTTTTGTCTTCTCTTATAATTAGTATTGGTATGACAACGATTATGAACGGTAGACTCGATAAAGTTGCTATGACAAATAAACTCATGCAACTCAAAAGAGAACTTGCTTACAAATGTGAGATAGGCGAAATGGGTGAGTGGGAGTGTATGGGTGCGAACAAGTATCTGAATAAAGTATGGGATGTGCTTGATGAGTATTGGCAATAAATAATGATATGTCAAACAACCCATGTTCTCTGAACGAGGTATCCAATAGGAACTTACTCTCGATAGGAGGATTCAAATTAGTAATTAATAAGTGTCCGAAAGTAGACTTTCTTTGCAATAAAGCAAATCTACCCGGACTATCTCTTGGTGTCGCTGTACAGGCAAACTACCTCAGAGATCTACCAGTTCCCGGTGAGAAACTAACTTATCAGGATCTTAGAGTTGACTTTCTTGTAGATGAGAAATTGGAAAACTACATCCAACTATATGAATGGATGACATCATTAGGGTTTCCAGAAAACTTTGATCAGTTCTCAAGACTACAGAAAGACAGTAGATATTTTCCTGACGATAATAGTTCTTTCCAAGAGAGATCTGATGCTACACTTATCATACTCAACAGCAACTATCAAGAAGCAGGCACTATCAAGTTCAGAGATATTTTCCCAACTGAACTGACAGGAATACCTTTTGATGCTACAATAGAACAGCAACAGTATTATACTGCAACTGCAATATTCAAATATACTATGTACGACTTGATTGACAATGACGGAAAGAAGGTCTAGTTTTTCATTAGATAAGATACAAGAAATGTGGGAGTCTGATTCTAAAATGAATCAGGACGAACTTGATGCAGAGTCACTAAAGATACCTCAATTACACGCTAAGTATTACGACATATATAATGTAACGCTCACTCTCAGAAAACAAACTGAGACTGCATACTCTAAAGTTCTATTGGAGAGAAGGCAGTATTACCAAGGGAAAGCGACTGCTGCTGTATATGCAGAAGAACCCTTCCCATACAAGGTAAGAGATAAAGATGATCTAAAACTTTATCTTGATGCTGACGAGAAACTAAAGAATCTATCTCTAAAACGAGAGTATTATGATATGATGCTTCGTTACACTGAAGAGATACTCAAACAAATTTCAAATAGAACATATCAAATCAAGAATGCAATAGAGTGGCGACGTTTTACTTCTGGTTATGGCTGATTTGGTTATACGTAAGAAGAACGAAGTATTCTTACGAGTTGAATGTGACCCACATATAAAGCACGAGTTACAAGATCAATTTACATTTGATGTTCCGGGTGCTAAATTCATGCCACAATACCGTAACAAGTATTGGGATGGCAAAATCCGTCTATTCAATATGGATAGAGGAGAGATATATTGTGGATTGATTGATAAGTTACAAGTTTTTTGTGAGAGATATTCATATACATTTGAGTTTGAAGAAAATAAACACTACGGTCTACCCTATGAAGAGAACGATTCATTCTCAGAAGAGGGTGTTAGAGACTATCTAACAACAATATCCAAGTATAAACCTAGAGATTATCAGGTAGAGGGTGTTACAGACGCTCTGAGACGTAATAGAAGGTTGCTTATATCACCAACTGCATCGGGTAAATCACTCATGATCTATTCTATATGCAGATATCATACAGAAAAAAATAGAAAGATACTGTTGATTGTGCCTACAACATCACTTGTAGAGCAGATGTATAAGGACTTTGAAGATTATGGATGGGATGCAGAAAAACATTGCTATAAGATCTATGGTGGTGCACCACGAAACACTGACCAGTCAGTCATTATCTCTACTTGGCAAAGTATATACAAACTAGATCGTAAGTGGTTTGCTAACTTTGAGGTGGTGATAGGTGACGAAGCACATCAATTCAAATCCAAATCACTGGTAAGTATCATGACCAAGATGGCAGATACAAAATATAGGTATGGATTTACAGGAACACTTGATGGGACACAAACTCACAAGTGGGTGCTTGAAGGATTGTTTGGTCCATCATATAAAATCATAAGCACTAAAAAACTACAGGATGCAGGGTATCTTGCTAAGTTAAATATCAAAGTATTACTCATGAAACATGAACCTCAGAAGTTTGATACTTATGAGGATGAGGTTCAGTATATTATCAATCATGAGAAGAGAAACAAGTTTATCAAGAACCTTGCTCACGACTTGAAAGGCAACACTTTGATACTTTATAGTAGGGTTGCCACCCATGGACAGGTATTATTCGACCTCATAAATACTGGTAACCGAAAGGTATTTTTTGTTCATGGTGGTGTGGATGCACAGGAACGAGAAGAGGTCAGAAGTATTACTGAGACTGAAAAAGATGCTATAATAGTAGCATCATTCGGAACATTCTCAACAGGCATCAACATCAAAAATTTGCACAACATTATCTTTGCTTCTCCTAGCAAGTCTAGAATCAGAACACTTCAATCTATTGGTAGAGTTCTAAGAAAGGGAAACAACAAAATCAGTGCAACATTGTTTGACATAGCAGATGATACGAAGAAGGGGTCGAGGAACAATTACACACTAAACCACTTGATCGAAAGGATCAAATACTACAACGAAGAAAAATTCAACTATGAAATTCTCCAAATCAAAATCGGATGAACCTTATGATGAGTTTTATGCTTCATTGAAACTCGTCTCAGGAGAAGAAATACTAGCGTTGGTTGTTGTAGATAATACAGGTAAACCAGAAAATATTGTCATATCGAATCCAGTGGTATGTCAAGAAATTCGTTCCTCCGGAACGAATATACCCATGGGGTATAAATTTGAACCATGGATGAAGTTGACTGACGACGATACCTACGTCCTCCCTCTAGAGAAAGTAATCACTCTATCACAGATTACAAGTAATGAAATAGTAGATACTTATAAAGACGTAGTAGAATATGGATTTAAAGCAACTAATCCTGATCTAACTAAAGATATGGGATACATCAACAGCGTATCTAGAGCAAGAGATATTCTAGAGAAACTTTATAGATCTAAGAGTTAATTAACTATACCCATCCCTTGAACCCTTACAGAGTTATTGTACATAGAATAGACAGGGTTGTCAAGTTGTGCTATAATTTGAACATAATCTATACATAAGATGGTCAGAAAACGTTCGGAACATTACGTCAATAACAAAGAGTTTCTCTATGCTATTGTCCAGTACAAGGCAGACATCAAGGAATCAGAGGAGAAAGGTGAACCTAGACCGGTTATCCCCAGATACCTTGGTGAATGCTTTATGAAAATAGCAAGACACTTGTCGTATAAACCGAACTTTGTAAACTATATGTTCAAGGAGGACATGATCTCTGATGGAATCGAAAATTGCGTTCAGTACATTAATAATTTTAATCCTGAGAAATCCTCGAATCCTTTTGCTTACTTTACACAGATCATACATTATGCATTTCTCAGAAGAATACAGAAAGAGAAGAAGCAGTTAGAGATTAGACAAAAGATAATTGATAAGTCTGGATTTGAAGAGGTGATGACAACTGATGATGGTGGTAGTTGGTCTGACTATAACTCTATCAAAGACAATGTTCAGCAAAGAGGTAATAGATGATAGACTTCACAGAAGAAGAGATGGAGTGTATCCGTGTCTGTGTAGACAATGCACCTATACCTTATGACATCACTCTCAAAAAGATACCGGGTGATATACTACAGAAGATAGGAAAACCAACACCTCGTAAAGGTGAACCCCTAACTATACCAGAGTACGACCTATCCCAATACGGAATTTATGAAAGTTGACAGGTACTACGATCCATACGAGGATCTTGAAGCACAATGTCTAGAAGAACTAGAACACATCGCCAAGTCATTAGGCGGTAATATGAAAAGACTGACCAGAGCAGATTACTCTGGAAGATCATCAAAAGTTATTGAAATTGAGTATGAAATTAACGAAGGAAATCATTGATCAAATACAAGAAGCAATGCTTCACACCAAAAAAGATGGCACTGTAAACTGGAAAGATACTGATGAGATTGTAGTTCAGTTGGCAGGTACGTTTGCTGCTGACAGATTTATTGTTATCAAGAACAGGACAAAAGACCCAGTGATTTCTGCTGAACCACATCCTGACTTTGATTATGAAAAGAAGGAGTGGAAGAAAAAGTGAAAGTCGCTATCATCACAGACCAACACTTTGGTTTCAAAAAAGGATCAAAGCATTTTCATAGTTACTTCAAAAAGTTCTATGACAATGTGTTCTTTCCTACGTTAGAAGAACGTGGTATTGATACTGTGATTGATATGGGTGATACTTTTGATTCTAGAAAGGGTATTGATTTATATTCTTTAGACTGGTGTCAGAGAACCTACTTTGATAAGTTGAGAGATATGGGATGTAAACTTACATCTATTGTTGGAAATCATACAGCATACTATAAGAATACAAATGATATCAACACAATAGATCTACTACTCAGAGAGTACGACAATATAGATGTCATCGTAAATCCAGAAGAAAGGACATTTGACAAACTCAAAGTATTATTTGTTCCTTGGATAACCTCAGATGATAGTGAAAGGACTTATGCCACGATAAAAAGATCTTCTGCTAAAGTCTGTATGGGTCATCTCGAACTCAATGGATTTTCTGCACATCATGGATATACAATGGAGGACGGTGCTGACCCCTTCCCGTTCAAAAAATTTACTAAAACTTTCTCCGGACATTATCATACTCGTTCCACTGATGGCACTATATCTTATCTAGGTAATCCATACGAATTATATTGGAATGATTGTAACGATACTCGTGGGTTTCATATATTTGATACAGATACTCTGGAACTAGAACCAGTCAACAACCCTTACCAGATCTACAAAATCATCAAGTATAATGACACACCTAGACAATTGTTTAGATTTCAAGATTATAAAGATGTCATTGTAAAGGTTGTTGTATTTCAGAAATCAAACAAGAAAGAGTATGAAAGATTTATCGATGCATTGTCTCATGCAGGACCCTATGATCTCAAGATTGTAGAAAAGATTGACGGATCTCAATTAGATGATACAATAGTAGAACAGACAGAAGATACCGTGACATTGTTAGATAAATTCGTAGATGACTTAGAGACTGATCTTGATAGAAACAGAATCAAATCTCTCCTCAAAAACATTTACAAAGAAGCATGTGAGGTGACCCTCTAATGTGGATACTTGCTCCGAAAGGACATGAAGATGAGGGTGCTTATGCAGTCAAAGATCATGCAGGAGAGAAAGTAGTCTTTCTTTTTGAGGAACGTGATGACTGTGAACGGTATGGTATACAACTTGAAGCAAAGGATCATCCTGATATGGAAATTATAGAGGTGCAGGATACTGTTGCTATCACAGCATGTGAGCGAGCGAAGGTAAAGTATACTATAATATCACCAGATGACATTGTGATTCCTGTAGAAAAGAATGATTGAGTTCAAAGAAATAAGATATAAAAATTTCCTATCATCAGGAAATCAATTTACTAATATTACACTGAATGAGCATGGCACATCAGTCATCATAGGTAAGAATGGTGCAGGAAAATCTACCATACTTGATGCTTTATGCTTTGCACTATTCAATAAACCTTTTCGTAAGATAACCAAGAGTCAAATTGTAAACTCTTCTAATGATAAAGACTGTCTTGTAGAACTAGAGTTCTCTGTACATAGCACACAGTAC